AAATTAGCTCAAATAACGTTTAATAAGTACATACGAAAGCGCGACAAAGGAAAACCCTGTATTAGTTGCGAAAAGCCGTTAGGAGCGAAATTTGACGCAGGGCATTATTTCAGTATGGGTGGGCATAAGTCGGTAACCTTTGATGAGGAAAACGTCCACGGGCAATGCGTAACGTGCAACCAGCATAAACACGGAAATTTAATAGAATATCAATTAGGAATCCAAAAGCGAATAGGAGCGGATAAGTTAATAGAATTACACGCCCGTGCATACGAAGTAAAGAAATGGACACGCGAGGAACTAAACGAAATAATAAAGACGTATAAAAAAAAGGCAAATGATTACGGAAACAGCTAAAAATTTATCCAGTAACGGGCATATTGAACAAAGCATAAACACGGGTAAAAAAGGCGAGGAAAATTTTAGGTTAGCTTGTAAGCTTAATAATTTACAATGTGTTGAGGCAACGGATAAGGAAAACATTAAGCACGTAGATTTTTACGTTTTAGGTTTGGGCGTCGATGTTAAAGGATATAAAAATGCGCACAAAGACGGTTTTATTATCGTGGAATTTAGAAACGTTAATGGGTATGCGGGTAGTTGTTCGGAAAAATCAAATGCGGATTTATTAGCTTTTCAATTTGAGGATTATTTTTTAATTGTACGAAAAGACGAATTATTAAGTTATTGCCGTAAGGAAGTAAAAAACGAATACGTAGCGGAATTTAAGGATTGCTATAAAAAACTTTACACCCGTAAAGACCGTAAGGATTTAATGACAAAACTACACATAAGCGATTTGAAAACCTTTAATTTTATTTGGAAGTTAAAATTTTAACAAAAAAATTTACCTAAACTTTATTTTGTAATATAAAAAGTGTTATATTTGTGTCTAATTAAAAACAAAAAGCTATGAAACATTTATTTAAGTCGTTGGCAGAGTTCCAACAAGAGGTTCCAGTAATTCACAAAGGAACGCAAGGTTTTGGGTATACGTATGCGGATTTACCTAAAATTTTTGAAGTAATTAACCCTTTATTAGCTAAACACGGATTAGGGTTTACGCAGTTGATTAACACAAAAGATGGGGTTAATTATTTAGCTACGGTAATTTTTCACGTTGAAAGCGGAGAACAAATCGAAAGTAATTGCATTATACCTGAAGTTCAACTAAAGGGAATGAACGATTACCAAAGTTTCGGAAGTGGAATAACTTATTTTCGCAGATATTGTTTGTCAAGCGTTTTGGGGTTGGTTACGGACAAAGATACGGATGCTTCGGGCGAACAGGAAAAACACGAACCCAAAAAACCAGTTATAGACAATAAGCGATTAGGCAAAGCAATGGAATCAATCGCACAGGGCAAGTACACAAAAGAGGAGTTACTTAATACTTTTGCGTTAACGGAAGCGCAAATTAAAATCGTTAACGAGTTATGAAAGTCAGGGTTTCTCAAATTGGTAAGATAATGACAAGCCCCCGAACAAAGGGGGAATTGTTATCACAAACAGCCAAAACGCATATTCAGGAGTTAGTTTTGGAGCATAAATACGGCATTCGAAAAGAATTTAATTCACGTTATACGGACAAAGGAAACGAGGTTGAGGAAATCGGAATTGCCCTTTGTAATCAGGTTTTAGATTTTCGGTTTATTTACAAAAATTACGAAAAGTTACAAAACGATTGGGTTATAGGTACTCCCGACGTAAACACGGACGAAGTATTATTAGACGTTAAATGCAGTTGGGACGCGACTACGTTCCCGTGGTTCGAAACTGAAATACCAAACAAGGATTATTTTTACCAGTTACAGGGGTATATGTGGCTCACGGGAAAGACGGAAAGCATTTTAGCGTATTGTTTAATTAACACGCCCGAATTGATGTTGGAAGACGAAATAAGGCGCGCGCATTGGAAAGCGAATTTAATCGAGGAAAACGCCGAATTACGAAAAGAAATAGAAGCTAAACATATATTCGACCATATACCCGAGCATAAGCGTTGCAAGTATTGGTTCGTGCGAAAAGACGAAGCCGTTATTGAAGCAATTAAAGAAAAGGTCGAGTTATGCCGTGAGTATTACAATGAGTTAATAAAAATAATATGAAAGCAACGTTAGAATTTAACCTACCCGAAGACCAAAACGAATTTGAGTACGCTACAAAAGGGAGCGAAATGTTTTTAATTCTTTGGAACGTTAAACAGGAATACCGCAAGTTAATGAAGTACCACGATTTAACGGAAACTGAATACAAATTAATCGAGGATTTAAACAATAAATTATTAGAGGATTTACAGGATTACGGAATAAATTTAGATAAATAAATATGGAAACAAAAACAAACACGGGCGCGATTTTTAAGAATGACAAAAAGACGAACCCAAACCAACCCGATTACAGGGGAAAAGTAAACGTAAATGGTAAGGATATGGACGTAGCGTTATGGCTCAAAGAATCCAGCAAAGGAATGAAGTATTTTTCGTGTTCATTTAGCGAGCCAAAAATGAACGAAACACCAAAACCCGTCCACACGCAAATAATAGAGGAAGACGATTTACCCTTTTGATTATGTTTATAGATGATAATAGCCTACGTAAGGAATTGAAAACGATATTGCTTACGAAAACACGAAACCAAGTCGTAAAGGAAATAAAAGCGAGGGGGTTAAAAATGCACCAGTACACAATAGACCGTTTTTTATTAGGCGCATTGGTGAGCATTAAAACGCTTCGAACATTAGACGAATACGTTTACAGGCAATCAAAAGGGTTTAAATAAAAAAATAAAAAAATGATATAAGTTGTTTTTCATTTAAAATATATTTATATTTGCGTCTAATTAAAAACAAAAAAAATGAATTATAGAGAGTTTTTAGAATCGAAAAAACATAGTTCCAACGATTACGGTATAAATGTAAATTTTATTCCTAATCAAATGTTTGATTATCAAAAGCACGTCGCAGAATATGCTATTAATAAAGGAAGATGCGCGGTATTTTTAGATACGGGTTTAGGCAAAACAATTATACAATTAACAATAGCGACAAACTATTTAAGGCATACAAATAAAGCGGTATTAATAATTACGCCTTTAGCCGTTGCGTTCCAGTTTATTAAAGAGGCTGAAAAATTCGGGATAGACGATATAAGTTATTCCAAAGACGGTACAATTAAAACTAAAATAGTCGTTTGCAATTATGAACGCATAGATAAATTTAATAGTTATGATTTTGATTGTGTATTACTCGACGAAAGCAGCATATTAAAAAACTTTGATGGAGCTATTAAAGGTCAAATAACGGCGTTTTTGAAACAGGTAAAATATAGGTTTTTATTTACAGCTACGCCGTCTCCAAATGATTATATCGAGTTAGGTACGAGTTCGGAAGCATTGGGATATTTAGGTTATATGGATATGCTATCTAAATTTTTTAAGAATAATAATAACAGTATAGATATAAGGCATACGGGTTGCGAGTGGTATTTAAAACCACACGCAGAGGATGATTTTTGGCAATGGGTGTCCAGTTGGAGTATATCTGCAAAAAAACCGAGCGATTTAGGTTATTCGGATAAATTACATAATTTGCCCGAACTTATTGAAAATATACATACGGTAGCTAATTTAGAACCCCTTGCAATAAATGGACAATTAAGTTTATTTAATCGCCCCGCAGTTAATTTTTTTGAAATAAAACAGGAAGTTAGAAGTACATTAAAACAACGTTGCGAAATGGCTACAAAATTAGCAGAAAACAAAACGTCGGTATATTGGATTAATTTGAATGATGAGGGAAAATTATTAAAGCAAATAGATAATGATGCAGTTGAGATATTAGGGGGGATGAGCCTCGATAAAAAAGAGGGTATATTATTAGATTTTGCAAACGGAAATATACAAAGACTAATTACTAAAAGTTCCATTACGGCTTTTGGATTGAATTGGCAACATTGTAACCATACGGTATATTTTCCTACATTTAGTTATGAACAATACTATCAATCTATACGTAGGTTTTGGAGGTTTGGACAAAAACGAAATGTAACCGTAGATTTAGTTATTTCCGATGGACAACAAAGGATATTAGATAGCTTAATAGTAAAAAAAGAAAAAGCGATACAAATGTTTGAAAAACTAATAAACCAAACTAACGCAGATTTTGAGATAAAAAGTAAAGAATTTAATAAACCAGTAATAACCCCTAAATTTTTATAAAAATGGTAAAGGAACAATTAATAGCAGAAAATTACGCAATATACAACGGAGATTGTATGGAAGTAATACAAACATTAAAAAACGAAAGCGTAGATTTATCGGTATATTCTCCACCTTTTGCAGGACTGTATAATTATAGTTCGGATTTTAGAGACTTTTCAAATTGCGAAAGTAAAGAACAATTTTTAGCTCAATACGATTATTTAATAGCCGAAATGGCAAGAGTAACAAAAGCGGGTAGAATTACAGCCGTACACGTAACGGACGTACATACAAATACGGGTAGGTTATGGGATTTTTCAGGAGAAGTAATTAAATTACACGAAAAAAATGGGTTTGAATATCATAACCGTATAACAATATGGAAAGAGCCGTTAAAGGTTAGGATGCGTACAATGGTACAAAGTTTAATGCACAAATTTATAGTAGAAGACGCGACTAAATGCTTTACAGCTATGCCCGATTATGTTTTAATTTTTAAGAAAAAAGGAGAAAACAAAAACCCAGTTACGCACGAAAACGGTTTAGTAGATTTTCCATATTTTGGAGAAAATCCATTTTTAGAAAACCACAAAGAAACATATGGCGAGTATAAAGATTTTAGAAAAAAATGGTTAAATTTTACAGGAGACCCACGAGAAAATAAGTTATCTCATTTAACGTGGCAAAGGTACGCGTCGAGTGTTTGGGATGATGTAAGAATTGACAACGTATTACCGTTTAAAGATTCAAAAGAAGACGATGACGAAAAACACGTACATCCATTACAATTAGATGTAATAGATAGGATTGTTTATTTATATTCTAATAAAAATGAAGTTGTATTTACGCCTTTTATGGGGGTCGGTAGTGAGGTTTATAGTCCCGTATCTATGGGTAGAAACGCAATAGGTATAGAGTTAAAAGATTCCTATTATAAACAAGCGATATTAAATATAAAAGAAGCTTCTAATAGGTTTACAATTACAGCTCAAAGAGAATTGTTTGATTAAAAAATAATCATTAGCTTTGAGCATAAAATAATAAAGTGGAATGGCTTACGTCAGTCGCAAAAGAGCATAAGGAATGGGTGAAACTTGTAAAAAGTTTTGGCGAAGATTTTTTTGCCGAGGATATTGTGCAAGAAGCGTATTTAAGATTACATAAGTATTGCAAGCCCGAAAATGTTATTCAAGACGGTAAGGTTAATAAAGGATTTATGTATTTTGTGCTACGCAATATATTTTTACAATTTATCAAAACTGAAAAAAAAGGCGAAATGGTAAGTTTGGAAAAATTGGCGTTATTAAAAGACGAAACCGAAAATTTAGCACGTGAGGAAGCATACGGGCGTTTACTTGTTTTAATGAATCATGAAGTCGAAAAATGGCATTGGTACGATAGGCAATTATTTAACATTTACAAAGACACGGAATTAAGTATTAGGGACATAGCAAAAGAAACCACGATTTCCAGCAGTTCGATTTTCAACACGATAAAAAATTGCAAAAGGAAAATTAAAAGCGTTTTGGAAGAGGATTACGC